GCTGCTCTTGAATACGCTAAAGCTGTTGAAGCTAAAAGAGCTCAAACAGAATCTAAGTTTACACAAGTAAATAATGATTATGTAAAACAATACGAAACTAGAGTCACTAGTGGTATGGATTCAGCTCAAAAAGAGTTGTCTCAAGCCATAGAGTCTGGGGACGCTGTCGCACAAGTAGAAGCACAGAAAAAAGTAGCTGCTTTGTCAATTGACTCAGCAAGACTTAATGTTTTAAAGGAAAGTAAAGAAAAACAGGTAGAAACGCCTAAGGCAAATTTATCTGATGGATCTAGACTTCCTCAACAAACACCTCAACAACTACCAGATCCAGATCCTCAAGCAGAAGCTTGGGCATCAAAAAATTCATGGTTTGGACAAGATAGAGCCATGACATTTACGGCATTTGAAATACATAAGGATTTAACTGAACGAGAAGGTTATGACCCTAAATCAAATGAATATTATGTTGAAGTTGATAAAAGAATTAGACTTGACTTTCCGCATAAATTTGGTACTACTGATAATACAACGTCACAACGACCTACTCAAAATGTAGCTTCGGCTCATAGAGTAAGTAACTCAGGACGCAAAACAGTAAGACTCACATCTTCTCAAGTAGCAATTGCTAAAAAATTAGGTGTGCCACTCGAAGACTACGCAAAACAGTTAAAACTCACGAAGGAGGTATAAGCGTATGAAAAAACAAGAAAATAAAACTTCTCGTGCGGACCAAACACGTACAAAGTCGGAAAGACCTAAAGTGTGGGTTCCACCATCTTCTCTAGATGCACCCCCTGCGCCTGATGGATTCAGGTACAGATGGATAAGAGCAGAAAGCGTTGGCTTTCAGGACACTAAAAATATATCGTCTCGATTAAGAGAAGGATATGAATTAGTTCGTGCTGATGAAGTTGAAAATGCATCTGATTATCCAGTCGTCGACGAAGGTCGATACAAGGGGGTAGTTGGGGTCGGTGGCCTTTTGCTTGCAAAGGTGCCAATCGAGATTGCGAAGCAACGTCAACAGTATATGACAGACCGTCATAAACAGAAGACTGAAGCCTTAGACAACGATCTTATGAAGGAGCAAGACAACAGGATGCCTATCAATATTGATAGACAGTCCCGTGTAACCTTCGGTGGTACAAAGAAAAGTTAATTTTTTAACAATTCTCGGGTTCATCCCTATCATCGATATAACAAGTAAACAAAAGATAGGATAAAACTATGGCAAATAGAAACAGTGGTGGTTTCGGTTTAGTAGCTTCAATGGCAGTCGGCAATAGAGCCGCTGTACAAGGGCAATCTAAATATGAAATCGACGCCGGCGAAACTAATGCTATTTTCAATGGAGAACCGGTTAAAGTAGATATAAATGCTTCAACTGGTGGATATATTGTTACAGCGGCAGCTGGTACTGCGACTGTTGGAGTTCTTAATGGTGTGTTTTTCACAGCAGCAACAACTTTAAAACCAACGTTCAGTAACTTCTACCCTGCAGCAACAACTCCTGCAAATAGCGAAGACGTAACGGCATTTGTTAATGATGACCCTCTACAAGAGTACATTATTGCATCAGACGCTACTTTAGGGGCAACGTTAGCACTAAGAAAATCTAAAGTTGGATTAACTTATGCAACAACTGCTTCCGCAGGTAGTACAACAACAGGAAAATCTAGCTTACAACTAGGCATCTCAACAGCAGCAACAACTGCTAAAGCATTGAGAGTGGTTAGAGTAGCAGAAGATCCAGAAAACGAAGATCAAACAGCAGCGAATTGCTCTGTAGTTGTAAAAATCAACTTACACCAATACACAGTTGGATCTTTGGCAACAGGAATATAGGAAGAATAGGAGAATAAAAATATGGCTATATCAAGAGCACAACTAGTTAAAGAACTAGAGCCAGGTTTGAATGCACTATTCGGCCTGGAGTACAAACAGTATGAAAATCAGCACTCTGAAATTTATACTTCAGAATCATCTGACAGAGCTTTCGAAGAGGAAGTAATGTTAAGTGGTTTTGCAAACGCGCAAGTAAAAGGTGAAGGTAGTGGAGTCTCTTTTGACGAAGCACAAGAAACTTTTTCTGCGAGATACACGCATGAGACAGTAGCTTTAGCATTTGCTATCACGGAAGAAGCTATCGAAGATAACCTCTACGATAGAATCGCTTCTAGATACACAAAAGCTTTAGCGAGATCTATGTCAAATACTAAACAAGTAAAAGCAGTTGAACCTTTAATCAACGGTCTACCAACGACAGACGGTTTTGATTCAGGTGATGGTGTTGCACTATTTAGTACAGCACACCCAACAATAGCGGGAACTTACAAGAACACGCTATCTGCGCAAGCTGACCTTAACGAAACATCATTGGAGCAATCATTAATTGATATCGCTGCAATGACTGACGAAAGAGGTTTGAGAATTGCTGCTAGAGGAGTAAAAATGATTATTCCTTCTAAGCTTCAATTCACAGCTGAGAGATTGATGAAATCTCAAGGTAGAACTGCGACTGCTGATAATGATATCAATGCAATAGCATCTATGGGAATGATTCCTCAAGGTTATAGAGTGAACAATTACCTAACAGATGACGATGCATTTTACATCATTACAGATGTTCCTAACGGTATGAAGATGTTCAACAGAGCACCTTTAACTACTGCTATGGAAGGTGATTTTGACACTGGAAACGTTAGATACAAAGCTAGAGAAAGATACTCATTTGGAGTATCAGACCCTAGAGGTATCTTCGGAGTAGAAGGCGCGTAATCATTAATTTTGTGTGGCGGCCTAAAAACCGCCACATTTAAAACATACAGACATACACCCA